TTCACTAGGGTTAAAATCAACTATTATTCGTTCTTGTGTTCTAAAAATTAATTGCTGCCAATCCTCCCAATACAACTCATTACCTTCGTTAATAAAAAGCAAGTCTCTTTTCCTACCTCTAATTTTTTGGCTTTGGTCTAAACTAGTAAATTCAACTAGATTTCCAAAAAGGTTATACTCTGAATTTGACTTATTATGATACTCTTCACTGTATATTTGATTGGCTCTAAGTATATCTAAGAAATCCCTTAAAACCGTTGCTCTTAAACTAGGGAATGTCTTACGACATATAGTTACAATTTTTTTATTATTGTTTGAACAATACTCAAATATGATCCAAAGTAAAATGTTGTAAGTTTTACCACTTCTAGTTCCTCCCTGCTCAACTACTATCTTTTTGTTACTCTCAACTAAATGCTTGAATACAATATTAGTCTTCAGAGTCTTCGATCCTGTCAATTATTTCTACTTTAAAATTGTTAGGCATTCCATCTGCTCCTGTTATTTCTTGTCGTTCAATGTAGCCTCTTTTCTTTCCTTTGGTTTTAAGATAAAAAATAGTAGCTGCAGTTGATCCATCTCCTATTTGTTTGTGCAGTTGTGATTCAGCAAAGTCTAAAGCAATGTTTTGTATTTCATTTACTTCTTGTTCAAACTCTTGATCATCTTTCATCCACTCATAAAAAGTAGTTCTTCCTATCCCTACATTCTTACAGGCAGTTGTTACTACACCTAATGATTTTTCTAAAGCATCTATTATTGCTTTTTTATGTTGTTCGGTTTTGTTCATTTGGTTTTTATTTTTTTCATTCCATAATTATTCACTTTACTTAGATTATCCCAATCGTAAAAAGGACTTCTAATTAAACCGTGTTTAAAATGCCTTTTCCAATCTATCTTGTGGTGAGGTCTATTAAATATTATTTTTGTATCACAGTAATTAAACCAAATCTCTTCTATTGATCTTGCTTTTAATAGTTTCATTTCGTAAGCGTTGTCTTTATACAATTCAGTTTGGTTGCCTCCTTTCATTTTAGCGGAAGTACTAACCTTGTCGACTGTAAACGCATTAAACAATATAGTACACATCTTATTATGTAGTACTTGTAAGCATAAATCTACATCCTCATTATATTTTAACCTCCACCTAAATGGCATATTGTTATTCATTAACATTGCACTATAAACGTGACAGTTAGTCCTAAAAGGTTTATTATCACTACTTCCTTTTATTAAAAATGTGGTGTAATTAAATCCCGAGATACCTACGTTTAAATATCTATCAGTAAATTCCTCAAGAATATCTATTGCTATATTAAAGTTACAAGGTATTTTCTTGCCTTTAACATACCTTCTTGCTCTATAAATATTGTCATCAAATATCCAATGTCTATCAAAGCCATTCTTTATAGAATCTTCCCATCCGAAATTCCTTGCAGGATAACTACCTAAACCTAAATCAGAGAAAGGAAGTTTAATAACACATTCAGAACCTAACGAGTCGCAATAGTTATTGTATTCTTGAGGCTCAACCAATACTTTAAATTTTACACCATCCTCTTTAAATGAGTTAGCAGTTATTGGGTTTTCCCACCTACCTTTAGAGACAATATAAACAGGATACTTACTCATACTTGTGAGTCAGTAAGTCTAGTTTTTCTTTAAAAGGATAATTTGTACTCCAAGTAAGACCATTTTTTGATGACACTTGAACTTGATGCTTTTCTATATATTCTTCTCTATCTTCTTCGGTTTCAAAACCTACAATTAATTTTATTGCCCTATCAGTCTTCTCAAACTCAGGCATTCCAATCCACTCCTCATTCTCATCTGAAGCATTTACTTCATTAACAGAGCCTTCATTAAAATCGTAAGGCACAATACCCCAATCTTCTAAATAAGTAGAATCCCATTTATTTGCTAGTATTTCCCAATCCCATTGACCAAAATTCACATTGTCTTTGATAATAAACTCATCTTTTTGCCTGTCGCTCCAACCTTCAGCAACATCAACCCAAACTTTTTTAATACCTGCTTCCTTACAGGCTTTCAGTCTCATATTACCACCAAGAACCATCATTGCCTCATCAACCACAACGGGTCTCTTCTCTAACATTTGTGGGAATTCTTTAATGCTTTTTACTAGCTTATCGAATTTATGATCCTTTATTATTCTAGGGTTGTTAGGATTGCTTAAGATTAAACCTATATCGACTTGCTTTTTCATACTATTTTTGTTTTTTCTATTATGAGATTTTTAGTCTTTCGAATCATATAGTTTTGATCCTTTTTGGTTTTGAATGTTTTAGGGATTTGAACCCAAAGAACTTCACTATCCTCTTCAGTAAAAAGATTTCTTATACTGTCAGCAAATCCATTAATTAATTTTTTCATACTTATTTAATTTACGTTTTAAATTTTCAACTTTATTCTCTAACATATGAATCTTGTCAAGCGTATCAAGATCAACAGGAGCAAAGTTAAATTGTTTTTCTAATTCTTCTAACTTAGGATTCTCATCCTTGTACACCTTGTAATAATGATGGCTATGAATAATGGTTGCGTGAGTAATGTCTTTCTCATTTGCCTTAAAAAACAAAGAAATATTTGTCCACCTTAGATTCATTTTTTCTCTCAACAAGTAGATTAGTAATGACCTATGGTGAATTACTTCCCTTTTCCTGCTATTATCAAAGACGTTTATTCCTGTCTTATTTATTATCTTATCGCTTATCTCCTGTGCAGTCATTTCAAATATCGTTTTACTTCTGTCCAAAATTCTATCTGATATTTATAAGGTAAACCCCACTTAAATATCTCATCAACTAAAATCAAAACCCCCTTCTTTGCAGAGTCTTCATCAACACCACATTCGCTAATATATCTACTGATTAGTTTCTGTGCTTGGTCACTTGCGTTTTTTTCTCTATCTGTCATTTTCTTTTTCTTTAATATCGTTCACAATAGCTTTATACAATTCAAATATCTCGGGTCTTGTCTGTATAAATTCCAAATCCCTTTTGTATCTTTCAATATAAAGTGTAGCATCCATCAATTCTTCTTGAAGATGATTAAGCCATTCTAAGCCACTCAAATCTTTACGATCTAGAGTTACACCATATTTCTTTATTCCTTCCTTTGAGCGTTGTTTAAACTTGCTTAAAACACTCTTTACTATACTATCTTTCATTTTCTATCCGTTTAATTAATTCATTTATTTCCTTTTCCAATCTCTTCAATCCTTTAGTCATCCCAACTATTGTGATTTGATCTATATTAGGATCAAGTATTGCTTTTCTACGTTCATCTCTAATCTTTATTTTAGAGTTAAGTTCTGCGTTTAAATTCATTCAGTTCTTAATTTTAAAAGGTTGTAACACTCACTATATTTCTCCTTTGCTTTGCTTTTATATCTTTCTTTAAAAAGTAAGTAAAGTTTCTTTCTGTATTGATATTCAGTAAAGCAATCCTTAAAATACTTTTCAGCAAACTTCTTCCCTTTACCAAAAAAGTAATTGACATTATCTGCTTGGTCTCCAACTATCATTTGCTCATAGAAATTATACCTTGCGTCTTTAGTATTTAGATCGCATAACTCCTTAGTATGATACCTATAAACCAAAGCAGGAAACTGCAGATAGTCTTTATCTATACTTACAATCATTACTTGATCCCTGCCCCACACCTCACTCAGCTTATTCCAATAGATAGCAACCAAATCATCTGTCTCCATTCCTACCGCACAATGCGAATCATAAGTATCTCTAACGTAATTATGAATCTCTTGGAGTAGAGGTGGTTTTGTTTGATTAATCCTGTTTGCTTTATATTTCTTTGTTATTAGCTTTCTAAAGTTTGCTCTCCCATCATTGAAGACAAGAACTTGAGTTACATTATACTGATCTGTTAAGTCGTTAATAATGCTTTGGAATACCTCATCAAACTTATAAATGACATCTTTAATTTTATCAAAGAACATACCCTCTACGTTTTTAGGAGAGTAGCAACTTGCAAAAATCAAACTATCAGCATCTACTAATAAAATCACTTTATAGGGATTTGTAAAAAAGGTCCATTAAAGTTCATTTGATATTCCTCATCTATATCGAAACACTCTTTTGTCTCAGTATTAAAAAATGTTAATCTCTCCTTAATAAGTTCCACAAAGAACATATGCTGATAAGGGGTTGTGTTAATGAAAAAATCAACTACATCTTGATAGTCATTTTTTAAAGTAGCCTCTTTTGCAGGGTTAACTTTTCCTTCTTTTATCTTTGGTTCAAATTTTTTGTTTTTCATTATATCTGTTTTTAAGTTGTAAATAATCAAGCCAATAATAAAGCCAATTAAACTCTGATGACTTCCTAGCTTTTATATATTTTTCATAAGCTATCCTTAATTCCCAATCGGGAAAATCGCTTGCGGTAATCCATTCGTATGACATCATTTAATAGTTTAGTAGGATAGCACTCCTTACAGACTGTCCAATCGGGAAGTGATTGCATATCATTAGATGATGAAGCATAGTTCCCACAAGTTGGACACTCAATAACGTATAGTGCATTATGAATTTTTTTTCGTTCTCTTAAAAGTTTTGAGTTGCTCATACAAATAAATTATACTTGTCTAAACTCTCAGAAAATTCTCTGACTTCCTTGTCGTGTTTTGCAACTAAACCTACACAAAACTCCTTAACCTCATCTACGTTTTGAATACTCAAATTATTATTAGATGAAAATTCAGCGGAAACTCCCGAGTTAAAAGAGTAACGAATAATGGTATTTAATACTTCTTCTGTAATAGTGTAACTTTTCATATCTGTTTTTTTTAATTCTTAACAAATATAAACAAAAAATTTTATACTGCAAACAATTAATGAGAAATTATTTTCAAGGCTAAAGATTCTTCTAGTAAGTAGACTTCTTTACGTTCCTTTCTTTTGTCCCATAAAGTGGTGGAAGGGCAATACCTTTGGACAACAGGTGGCATTTTAATGTCGCTTAAGTTAAAGTAATACTCAGCCTTGTTGTCATTAACGTAATAGAATTTAATACCCTCTAATTCCATCAATGAATCATACTTCTTCTTCTCAAGCATTTTGCTATCCCAATAATCATTTCGGAACTTCATTTCAATCCAACACTTTGATCCTGCAGGAGTCTCACCAAAAGCATCGTAAACATCATAATCATCAAGGGAAGGCTCAAGATTCCATCCAAGATTATTTAGGTAATCTACTTTTTCTTTTTCTAACTTCTTAATCCTACTTATCATATAGTTGATTCAGTTCAGCTATCATATGGTTCAGCCTTTTAGGACTACACTTACAAGGTAACTCTAGCTTATGGTCAAAGCATTTAGCGTGAAGATTGCAAATAAAAAGATACTCTTCGTGAGTAATGCTTGAACCTTTACCCTCTCTAAATTTCTTCCAATCTTTTTTATCTTTCCTTACCATCTCCTTATTCCTTTTATGTTGTTTAATTTTTTTCTTCTGTCATCGCATCCGCAATCAGTATCAGTATATTCACTGTACCAATCAACTAAGGCTTTTATGCCTGTATACTTGGTGAAGTAATGAATTAAGTCTCCTAATTTCATAGTAGTTTTTTTAGTTTTTGTCTAACCTTTTTGAAGGTATTGTACAACGAATAGTAAGGTATGTGAGTCTTCCTTGATAAATCAGCAATCGAACTGCCATCATCAATAATCTGATAAACCTTTTTATCATACCAAAACAACTGATCCATCTGATTTTGGATTTTCTCCAAAGCCTTATCGTAATCAGTATTCTCATCAACGCTAAAATCTTCTTTAACCTTATCAATATCAACAATGTGAACCTTACTTTCCTTACGCTTCAAATCTATAAACAAATTTCTAAGTATTCGAAATACGTATGAGTAATTGAAATCATCATCTCCATATCTAATGTCTAAACCTTCCTCTAGTTTTAATTGAACCTTTATGTACATCTCCTGTACAATATCTTCTGCAGTTTCATTATTGCATCCAAACGATCTAACGATGTTAACCCAATCATTATGTTTGTTTGCTATCTGCTTTAAAATTTTTAAGTAAATCATAGTCATCTCCAATCACTTCGGGAAGTCCTATTTTATTTACTTTGAACGAGAATTTTTCAAATGGAAAACCTCTGCTACG